TTAGTGAAAAATTGTATACAGCAATTAGTTTAATTTAATTATTATTAAAATAAAAAATATAAAAAATATAAAAAATATAAAAAATATAAAAAATATAAAAAATATAAAAAATATAAAAAATATAAAAAATATAATTAATATTATTAATATAAAAAATATATTTAGATAAAAATGTTTAAATATATTTAATTATGTTTGGTTTTAGATCCACAGAAACTCAATTAAATATGATGTCTGGTAATATTTTTAATATGATTATTTTTGATAAATTTAAAACAGGTGATCCTATTACAGATGCTATTATTACAACTCTTATATTATCTTTAATTACATATTCATTCCAATATATAAACAAAAATATTATTGATAATATAAATTTAAAAAATATATTATTTATAAAAAATTGGAATTTCTGGCAAAAAAAATATATGGTAGAGTATGAAGGTAAAATTTCCTATAGCACTAATCTTTACGATTGTCGTATAAATCAGACAAGTGCTTTTGGTGAAAGATTTAAAGCGTTATGGGGTTATATTATCGAAAATATACATGATAATCCTAGTATTTACAAAATTAAAGAATACAGTTTTACTAATCCATCTGTTTTTCAGGAAGACAAAAAAAGAGATTTGGGTATTTACATGGTAATCCAACATAAAGAATTTGAGATTTCAAAAGAACTAGGAATTTATGCCTATGCTTCTGTCAATTCAGAAACGCAAGAAGACGATGATAAAAAAAATAATAATGAAAAGCAAAAAAGTTCAAGTAAAATAGAAAAAATAAATATTGAATTGTTTTCTTATAAAAGCAATGTGAAACAAATTACGGAATTTGTGGAAAAAATAACCAATAATTACTTATTATCTATCGACGATACTAGATTTAATAAAAAATTTATTTATACTTTATTAAAAACAAAATATGAAGATTCGAGATTTGAAATGTGGGATGAAAGTGTTTACTCGAGCACTAGAACCTTTAATAATTTATTTTTTTCAGGCAAAAATAATGTAATAAAAAAATTGGATTTTTTCTTAAATAATAAAGAATGGTATTATGAAAAAGGCACTCCCTATTCAATCGGTATTGGAGTTCATGGTCCTCCTGGGACTGGGAAAACATCCCTTATTAAAGCAATAGCAAATTACACGAATAGACACATAATAGTAATATCATTAAAATTGATTAAAACAAAAAAACAATTGGATAGTATATTTTTTGAAGAGAGATATAATTCTGACAACAAAAAAGGAAGTATTAAATTTGACAAAAAAATTATTATATTTGAAGATATTGACTGTATAGGCGATATCGTTTTAGATAGAGAAAAGAAAAAAAACAATCCCAGTCCAATTGGAATAGGAAAATCATTAAATATTCAGGACCTAAATATGACGTCCAAAGTGAATGTTGGTGATTTATTAGAAACAATTGCTTCGAAGGAAAATGAAAAAGAGAAGATTTGCTATGGTCCTAAATTACCTCTTGACGAAGAACCATTAACATTAGATGATATATTGAATTTATGGGATGGGATTCGAGAGACTCCCGGAAGAATAATGATAATATCTTCCAATCATTATTATGATTTGGATCCGGCTCTAATTCGACCAGGCCGTATTGATTTAACATTGGAATTGTCGTATGCTTCGAGAGAGATAATCAAAGAAATGTATAAACATTTATTTAAACAAGATATAGATATGAAAAAATTACAAGAAATAAATGACCAATTTTATTCTCCCGCTGAAATAATGAATATTTATATGGCTGAAGATATGAATCCAGAAAATTTCATAAATAGATTAGTCTTAAATAAAAAAATTTAGAAGAAAATTCCCAAGCCTTTTTTGGTTTTAGCTTTAGTTGTCTTTTTATTTTTTGTAGTGGATTTGGATTTTACATTCGATTTAGAATTCGATTTTTTTGTCTGTTTTTCATTAGAGTTTTTATTATCAAGTGGTCTATACCTTAAAAACCATTCTTCATATTCCGATTTTCCTCGTTTATCCTTTAATTCAACAAACTTGGCTGCTTTTTCAGCTCTCATTTCTTCTACTGTTTCTTGGTGACCCATACAATTAATACTAAAACGTCTTAACAACCCTTTTTGAGCCAATCTATTTTGCTCTTGGACTTTAAATAAGTAATTTGACATACATAATATCCGATCTTTGTCATAATAAGGTCTATTAGAATATAAAAATGCTAACCAAAAACTCAACATAGTATCGATAGTTGCTATTTTTACTTCATAACCATTGTGTTTCGCTATATTATAACTGTGGCATGCTAACGGTTCATAGATAAATACAATAGTCTCTTTGTCTACCTTTACTTCATAATGTGGAGCAATAATCTCTCCTATACCTGGACGCTTAATAATCTTTACATTTTTCGCATTTATGTCTGCCAAACGTTCCTTTACTATTTGAGCAGTTAGCATTGGTTCTTCTGATAATACATCGAAGTCAGGTATTTTTTCTAATTTATGCTTTAAATGATTGGGCATATATTGAGAATACATGGATAAAGCGTATCCACCAAAAAAAACAACTCCTTGGTCAATTAGTGTGTGTAAAACATTTTCATATATTTCATTACCTTGATTATTATCTTCCATTTTACGTTGAAAATTTATATCGGAACATTGTTTACCTTGTAGTGGATAGTGTTTATTTAATAGTGTTAATCTTTTTAATACTTTTTCCCATCTAGAGACGTCGCCCGCCGGCCGAGATAATTCTAAATACATACCCATACGCAATAAGTTAGGAGGAGCATATAAAATTCCAGCAACCTTTATGGATTCTTTTTTAATGGCAGCGAATAATTCCTTGGGAATAAAACTTATATCGGCTACTGGTATAAAATTTACAAATACTTTAAATGTTCCGTGATGTTGACCAGCTTTGGCTTCTACTTCTATAAATCCATTTTCGATATAAATATCAACCAATTCCTTAGCATTCTCTAGGGCATTTGGGCTATAAAAATCATAATCCGGAATTTCAACATCTTTATTGTAAAATTGGTCTTGCTTTGGTAATATATTATTAATCGCAGTTCCCCCATAACAAACCAATTGTTTTTTGCGTAAAAAATTTTCAACAATTCCTATTATTCGTTTTATTTCTGGAGAATTGGCTGTTTTCCTTCCTTGACGTTCTTCTGCTTTATCCACAGATGCTCTCAAAATGGCCAATTCACAATCACTAAATGTTAAACCTTTACATATATCATCTTTTTTCATCTTTATATAATAATAATATATTTTTATAATAGTCAATTATTATAAAAATAATGAAACCTATGATTCCTCTGATATAAAACTACAAATTTCTTTGACAATGATTTCTATTGTAATATATTCAGGCTTAACTATATTTATCCCTTCGGAAAGCATAATAAGTGATTTTCTATTTTTGTAACGTATATAATTGGATTCTTTTCTTTGTAGTTCCTCTTTTAATATTGATCTAAAAATTCTTAATGCTATACTTTTGCCTTTGGTGCGGTGAGTATCGATTATATAATTTTCCCCTCTTTTGTAAATACAAATATAAAAATCTACAAATAATTTTAAATCTTGTTTAATATACAATTCATATATATATTCTGGTAAATCCTTATCTCTTTCTGGGATTTTATGTTTTATAGAAACTTTCCATCGAAAAGGATTCTTTTTATAAATAGAGATTTCTTCAATTTCAGGATAATTTTCAGGAATCACATAAAAGAATGTATTTTCGGATAATTGAGAGCGTTGTTTATTATTATCTTCAAGCAATTCATCGTTTTTTTTTTTTAATTTTTCCAGAATAATATTTTCGATGATTGTTTTTAATTCCTCAATAGGAATGGTTACAGATGTAATGCCCCAATAATGTTGTCCAAAACAATGTGGACTAGGTGGTTCCGTTATAGCATCTCCAAATAGCTTATTAAACATATCTTTTTCGAAATTTCGGGATGTTATCACTTTTCCGAATGGTTTAAAACAAATTGCTAATTTTTCCTCCATTTTTAATATAGTTAATACAAATTTACCTTATCATTTTATTATATAATTATTACTAATTCAATTTTTTAGAAATAGGATTAAATTTCAAACTTATAATAGTCACTTTTAACGGTTCTAGTAGCGTAAGATAATTCTGGATTTTGCTGAGGAGGTAATGGTATTGTAACAGGGATATAACGTAATTTTTCTGGTTTAAGAACAAAAGCATATCCCTGTTCGTCAAAAAATATATCATTTTCCTCTACATTTACATCAATTTTTTGGTATCTCATCGCTAATAATTGACATCCGGTTTCTCGCATTACAACAGTGCTTGGATTATCCGGATCATTCCCTTTGTCCGGCATACCAATGGTCATATTTTGCTTATTAAATTCGATTAACTCATTCATATCTGGGCTATAAGCGATATCATAATAATGTAAAGCTCTCATAAAAACAGAATTACTTGTCATATTGACAAATTCATAGAATTCTGGGCATTCTAAATAAGCAGTATTATCTTTTTCGACGATAATTACAATTTTGCCTAATAAATTTCTTAGGGGAACGGTGCCTAAATTTCTTCCATAATATTCAAAATCATAATCTTTGCTTAATAACAAAGGGTCATAACTTTCTAGTAATTTAGCAAAATTCTGATACATAGGTTGATGCGTGCTCTTTATCCTGAGATGGATAATAATCGGATCTAAAGAATTAGGCGCAGTTGAGGTTGAAAATGCGTAATCTCGAATAATACTCATTACTTCAGCAAATTTCACATAATTAAATGTCTCTTTTACATAATAACTGTCGCTTGTAGATGTTGCTACTACAGGTTGATCATCAATAGAGTATATTTCAAAATCAAGTCCTCTTACACCTTGTTTCAACAAATCTTTTAACACGCATGTGTCTACATAATCATTTTTATAATTTCCACCACTACAACAATTATAAGCACTCTTAATGTAAAAATCTCTAAATGGGTAATCTAAAACTTTAGAATTATAAATAGATTTAATTTTACCATTTAATTCTCCATATAAAGAATCCATTGTTTTACATTCTTTTTTTTTAAGAGTAAGATAGTAGAAATAATATAGGAACGCTATCAATATAATAAGTAAAGTTATTACAAACAATAAAATGACAGCAGTAGAATCTTTCATATCTGTTATATTTTTCATAGCATTTTTAATATTTTGTTGTGTTTGTGTTTGCATATTAGAGGATTCCATATTATATTATATAAATAAAAATATTAATTTATTAAATTATAAGTAACATAAAAAAAATAATAATAGATTATTAATATGATGAATAAAGAATTAAATATAAGAATATAATATAAAAAAATGCCCGGAGGTCTTATGCAACTTGTTAGCCAGGGACAACAAAATATTGTTCTAAATGGAAGTCCTACTAAATCCTTTTTTAAATCTACTTATAGGCAATATACTAATTTTGGATTACAAAAATTTCGAGTAGACTATGAAGGGTCTAAAACCTTACGATTAGCCGAAGAATCAACCTTTACATTTAAAATACCACGATACGCTGATCTTTTAATGGACTGTTATGTGTCGGTAATTTTACCAAGTATTTGGAGTCCAATTTTACCACCCCAACAAATCACCAATCAAACTACCTCACAAGGGTTGGGTAATATTGAACAATGGGCCCCATATGAATTTAAATGGATCGAAAATATAGGTGCAAAAATGATTTCTAAAATTAGTATAACTTGTGGAAATTATACTCTACAAGAATATTCGGGTGACTATTTATTAGCGGCGGTTCAAAGGGACTATAATGCCATTAAACTTGATCTATTTTATAAAATGATAGGCCAAATTCCTGAATTAGTCGATCCAGCTAACGCTAATTCGCGTGTCAACTCTTATCCTAATGCTTATTATACAGGTGATTTAGCTGGTCCAGAACCATCTATTAAAGGAAGAATTTTGTATATACCTTTAAATAATTGGTTTGGATTGAAATCCCAAATGGCGTTTCCATTGACTTCATTACAATATAATGAATTACATATAAATGTTACTTTTAGACCAATCAATCAACTATTTACAATTCGTGATGTTTTTGATGCCACTAATAATTATCCTTATATAGCTCCCAATTTTAATGCTTGGTATATGCAATTTTATCGATTTATACAACCGCCTCCAGATATAGCAGTTGATATTGATTCTTATTCCGACCAAAGGACACTGTGGAATGCTGACGTTCATTTGAACTGTACATATTGTTTTTTATCAAATGAAGAAGAAAGATTATTTGCTCTCCAAGAACAAAAGTATTTAATCAAACAGGTTCACGAAACAACATTTCCGAATGTTACAGGTCCAAATAAAGTAGAATTGGATTCTATTGGCATGATATCCAATTGGTTATTTTATTTTCAAAGAAGTGATGCGAATTTAAGAAATGAATGGTCGAATTATACAAATTGGCCCTATAATTATTTGCCTGTCAATGTGATTCAAGCACCGACAAATGGAGCTTATACTGTTTACCGATCGTTAGGCGGGAATCTAGTTCCTGTAAATATAGGACCAGGGGTGAATCCGGATGGTAATCTGACTGGTTTGGTAATCAATCAATCCTATAATCAACAAAATATAGCCTCTATATTAGTAGCTATGGGAATTTTATTAGATGGATCGTATAGAGAGAATATTCAACCTGCTGGTGTATTTGATTTTATAGAAAAATATACTAGAACTACTGGAAGTGCGCCACAAGGATTATATTGTTATAATTTTTCAATACATTCGAATAATTCAGATTTACAACCTTCTGGTGCTATTAATATGAGTCGTTTTAATCAGATTGAGTTAGAGTTCACTACCATTATTCCTCCCTTAGACCCTTTAGCACAAAGCTTAACTATTTGTGATCCAGAAACTGGTAGTATTATAGGCGTAAATAAACCAACATGGCGTATTTATGATTACAATTTTGATTTACATTTTTTCGAAGAGAGATTAAATGTTGTTCATTTTATTGGTGGAAATGTAGGCTTATTGTATGCTACATAATAAAATAATAAATAATAAACTAATTTGGTATTTTATAATTATTATTTCGTATAAAATATTATTATATTATAATATTAAATGGCTCGTTTAGGTTCTACTAAGAATGGCAACTCTTTAGGTAAAAATATTGGTTCTGTTGTTAATGGTTCAAAAGGAAAAAATTTTGTTCAATCCCAAAATCAAGTAGTAGCAAATACAGCAGTTTTACTTGCGGGTGGTTATCAAAATAAACGTATTATATCTTTTCTAGTTAATAAATAAATAAATAAATAATATAATTATATTATTTATTTATATATTTACTACGAAGTGAAACGCTGATTTTTACTTAATTTAAACTCGGTAATATTCCGTCTTTAAAATCAGTTTTATCAAATAAATCAATATCATTAATATATTCCTCCTCATACTCATTCT